GAGTAATCACTATAACAGTATGCAAAAGATGCCTGAGCCTGTTGATAGTATTCCTAGACTAGCAATGTTTCTTGCTATTATTCGCCCCGGTAAAAAGCACTTGATTGGATTACCCTGGCGTGAAGTCGCAAAGACTGTATGGGAAAAAGATAGTGACGGTTATATCTTTAAGAAAAGTCACAGTGTGAGTTACGCACATTTAGTCGTTGTGCATATGAACTTGCTTAGTTCATCCGTTTCACAAGAGTAATACTCTTACGCTTACTCTTGCGTTTTGCTAGTTCTAGCATACTACACGTTGGACCGTGTACTACAGTCAAACTCTTATTATTGAATGTTCTTAGATAGGGCTTGAACACAACCCATTCTTCTTTTAAGAACATATTGATGGGTACTAGTCTATTACTTTCCCACCACCAAGTATCACCTAATTCCAAGAACCTATCACGCAACACTTGGTCAAGGATTGCACCATAGTCGTATATAGTGGTAACTACATCGTCCCTGTTCTGGACGATTCCTACATAGTCCTGCCCAGCGTATGAACAGACAGTTATGAACGGATGATTTTTGCTTAGTCGTGCGAAGAATTCGTTATGAATCATTATAAAAAAGTTGTCTAGGAATATTTATCTTCGGGTAAAACCCAATATAATATTTGTCATAAATAGAGTAAAGGACCATTTCATGCAAGCTACCCCAGTAACTTATTACATACCAAGACAAACTGTTGTGTTGTATGACGGCACCTCATCTAGGAGATATCAAACCGTGTACGCTAAAAACTTAAAAATCCATAAAGGAATTGACAATCGTTTACAGTTCCAATTCGTCAATCAGGACCAAAGAGCAGTGGACATAACAGGTAAGACTCTTACTTGCAGATTGATTAGCTATGACGGTTCTAAGGTTCTATTACAAAAAGCACTGACACCCGTATTTCCATTGACAGGTATCTGTCAACTAGATGTTACTATGAACGAAACACTAGAAATGGAAGCAGCCATGTGCTATTACTCAATCACTATTCCAAATGGTGCATTTGAGTTTCCTGTGTTTGTAGATGATAATTCAGGTGGCAGAGGAGTAGTTGACGTAGTAAACAGCGTAATGCCAAAGTATACTAAGTCAACACAATTAGATATCTTACCTCATGCTGATCCATCTGACATTCAACCCGTTACATATTATACAGGACAGTATGTAACCCAAGACTCAGACTTCTTAACATTCCAGACTGTGTTAAATAACTATGTTGGTACAATCAAAGTTCAGGGTTCTGCAACAGGACACAATACTGAATGGTACGACCTCACTGACCCTCAAACATATGACGGGTATACTAGCACAGATTATTTTAATGTAAATGGCTATCACCCATATATGCAAGTAGTGTTCACTAGCACTCAGGGCACCGTGGACAAAGTTCTGGTAAGATAATTATCCATCTCTGTTGTAAATTGATACATATTGTGTTACACTAACACAGATGTTTGATATCCTATCTTTAGTTCCGGGCAAGAAAAAACAAACAAGTAGTGGTTGGACAAGTTTCAACGCTATTTGCTGTAGCCACAAAGGTCATCGTCCTGATACTAGGATGAGAGGTGGTATCAGATTTGAAGGACAAACTAACTGGGTGATGCATTGCTTTAACTGTGGCTTTAGTTGCAGTTTTACTTTAGGCAAATCTATCAACGGTAAGACAAGAGACTTTCTTATTTGGTGTGGTGTAGACATACAACAGATTCAACGCTGGAGCCTAGAAAGTTTACAGCATAAGGATTTGTTAGACTTCACTCAGCCAAAGAAGAAACGTGACAATATCAAATTCAAAACGAAAGAACTTCCTGAAAGTGAATCGTTAGATATTGATAATCCTAAACATATTCCCTACATCACTTACCTAGAGAGTAGAGGTATACACTATGATAGCTATCCATTTGTTGTAACGCCTAATGAAAAATGGCGCAACGCAAACAGAGTTATCATTCCATACTTCTACAAAGGTAAGGTAGTAGGCAATACAAGTAGATTCTTAGATAACAGAGCCCCTAAGTATTTGAATGACCAACAACAGGGCTATGTCTTTAACATCGATGCACAAAAGCCAGAATGGCAAGTGTGTATTGTTACTGAAGGCATATTTGACGCATTGAGTATTAATGGTGTTGCTATCATGCACGATGATATTAGCAACGAACAAGCGCAGTTACTAGCCACATTAAACAGACGAATCATAGTAGTACCCGACCAAGATAAGACGGGCATGACACTAATTGACCGAGCATTAGAATTGGGTTATAGTGTTAGTTTGCCACCTTGGGATAGTGGTGTAAAAGATGTGAACGATGCTGTAGTTAAATATGGCAAGCTACCGACTGTACTTAGCATACTAGAACATGCTACAATGAGCAAAATAAAACTAGAATTACAAAGGAAGAAAATTGGCAAACAAAACGGATTCTAAACAGTTAGAATATACAGCAGACGTACAGAAGTTATTTTTAAGAATGATGTTAACCGACGCGGAGTTGTACACTCGTGTTATGAACATTATGAACAGCGAAAATTTTGATAAGTCATTGAGACCAGTGGCTGAGTTGTTTAAGGAACACACAACAAAATATAATATACTACCTGATAGAGAACAGATTCAAGCAATGACAGGTGTTGATGTTGAACCTATTCCTAACTTAGGACAAGGTCATCATGATTGGTTCTTAGATGCGTTTGAAGCATTTACAAAAAGACAAGAACTTGAAAGGGCTATTCTTAAAGCAGCCGACATGTTAGAGAAAGGTGAGTTTGCACCTGTTGAAAAGCTAATCAAAGACGCAGTACAAATCAGTCTACAAAAAGACATGGGTACAGATTACTTTCTTGACCCTAAGGCTCGTATCAACAAATATTTTAATGCAGGCGGACAAGTATCAACAGGCTGGCCGCAGATGGATAGATTGTTGTATGGTGGTTTTAGTCGAGGCGAACTCAACATCTTTGCGGGTGGCTCAGGTTCAGGTAAGAGTTTGGTTATGATGAACTTGGCATTGAACTGGTTGCAAAAGGGTATGAGTGGTGTTTATGTATCATTGGAACTTTCAGAAGAACTTACATCACTTAGAACTGATGCGATGTTAACTAGTATGAGTACCAGAGACATTCGCAAGAATATTGATGACGCACACTTACGAGTTAAGATGGTTGAAAAGAAAGCAGGTCAATATCGTGTTAAAGGTATGCCCGCACAAAGTAATGTTAACGACATTCGTAGTTACTTGAAAGAAGTACAAATTCAAACAGGTATTAAAGTTGACTTTGTGATGATTGACTATCTTGACTTGGTCATGCCCGTCAGTGTTAAAGTTAATCCCAACGACCAGTTTATCAAAGACAAGTATGTATCAGAAGAATTGCGTAACTTAGCTAAAGAACTAGGAGTACTGATGGTAACAGCTTCACAGTTGAATCGTTCAGCCGTCGAAGAAATCGAATTTGACCACAGTCACATTGCAGGTGGTATCTCAAAGATTAACACAGCAGATAATGTGTTCGGTATCTTTACAAGTCGTAGTATGCGAGAGCGTGGGAAGTATCAGATTCAATGTATGAAATCTCGTAGTTCAACGGGCGTCGGGCAGAAAATCGACTTGGAATACAATATCGAAACCATGCGTATTACAGATGAGGATCCTGAGGGAGATAGTAGCTATAAACCCCAGCCATCAGCACACAGTATTATGAATCAATTAAAGCCCCAGACTACGGTTGTAGGGGAGAATATTCATGTAGAACCGGAAACAAAGCGAGTTGTAGCAGACGTGCAGGGCAGCAAATTAAAAGCATTGTTGAACAACCTTAAAAATTGATAAATACTATTAGGATCTATACCAATTATGCAAAGAAAAACTCGCAGTCTTTTAGAGGAATTAGAAGCATTAGGCCAGAATCGTGATACTAAGCATATCATTGAAAGCCGTGCCCACAATATCATCACTAGTGCGATTAATCTATTAGAAATGATTAACAAGCACTATGATGCCGAAAAAGCTCAGATTTTAGAGAGAAAACTTCTCAGTGCTATCAAAGCACGAGACCAGGGTAGATTCTCAAAAAGTTTGAGGAAAAACGATAATGAGAGCCAATGAGTTCATTAACGAAGGCTGGTATGATGACGCTAAAAATAAAGTAAAGCAAGTTGCTAGTAGTCCTATCGGTCAGAAGATAGGCGGGCTAGCAAAATCAGCGGGTACTGCAATTGCAAATAAAGCATCATCAGTAGCACAAGGGGCTATTGCTGGTGCTAAGACTGCAGGCACCGCAGTAGGACAAGCGTTGAATCCTACAAGTCAGGCAGCAGTAGCCAACAGAAGTACTCAAATTTTTATTAAAAAATTCATTGATTCATACAACGCTACTAAAAATAGACAAGCTCAGTTGAAAAAGCCATTTGACTTGGCATCATTTGCAAATGCTTATATGGCTCAGTATAATTGGGAGCCTGGTGAACTAGCA